AATACAAACGATGGAAAAACTATATTAAATAAAAACAAAGAAATAGATTCTGTAGAAAATAGATTATTGCTCTTTGAACCACATCTTTCTCACAGCAGCACTTCTACTACAAATGTAAAATCTAGGATAAATATTAATTTTAACTATTTTTAGCCTGTTTGCGTTTTGATATTTATATAGTATAATCAATATAATATTGATATAAAGCTTTTACTATGCTACAAAAATTAGGTTTTGCTCCAGGTTTTAACAAACAGGTCACAGAAACAGGTGCTGAAGGGCAATGGTTTGATGGTGATAATGTTAGATTTAGATATGGTACACCTGAAAAAATAGGTGGTTGGACACAATTAGGACAGGACAAATTAACTGGTGCTGCCAGAGCTCTTCATCATTTTGATGATAATGCAGGTATTAAATACGCAGCTATAGGAACTAACAGAATTTTATATGTATATTCAGGTGGAACTTATTACGATATACACCCAATTAGAACTACTTTAACAGGTGTTAGTTTTACAAGCACATCGTCTTCAACTACAGTTACTGTAACCTGTGGCACTAGCCATGGTTTGAACGACAATGATATTGTTATGTTTGATTCTGTCAGCGGTGTGACAGCAGTAGGTTCTACTTTTACAGATGCAACATTTGAAGACCAAAAATTTATGGTTACTTCAGCACCTACATCAACCACTTTTACAATTACAATGGATACTCAAGAAGCAGGAACTCCTTTGTCAACTAGTGGGTCTGCTTCGGTTTTATGTTATTATACAGTGGGTCCATCTCAACAACTTGGTGGTTTTGGTTGGGGTACGGGTTTATGGTCTGGTGATGCTCCAGGAGCGGTGACGACAACTTTGGCCTCTACTATTAATGACACTGTAACTGATATTCCTTTAACTAGTACAGCAGCGTTTCCATCATTTGGAGAAATTAGAATTGGATCAGAAGATATAAGTTTTGCTGCTAATAATACTACAACAAATATTTTAAGTGGTGGTGCAAGAGAAGTTAACGGTACCACTAAGGCAGGACACAGTGCCGGTGCAACTGTAACTAACATTTCTGATTTTTTTGGTTGGGGTGATGCATCTTCTTCTGACTTTACAATTGATCCTGGTCTATGGGTTCTTGATAACTTTGGTACAAAATTAATTGCACTTATTTATAATGGTCCATGTTTTGAATGGGACGCAGCTGGTGCTGGTTCTACTTCTACAAGAGCAACGTTATTAGCGAATGCTCCTACTGCATCACGTCATGTGTTAGTATCTACACCTGACAGACACTTAGTATTTTTTGGAACAGAAACAACCGTAGGCTCGGCATCGACTCAAGATGATATGTTTATTAGATTCTCAGATCAAGAAAATATTGATGGAACAGATGCGTATACAGTTAAAGCTGAAAACACTTCCGGCACTCAAAGACTTGCAGATGGTTCTAAAATCATGGGTGCTATAAAAGGTAGAGATGCTATCTATGTATGGACCGATACTGCATTGTTTTTAATGAAGTTTGTTGGTGGAGATTTTGTATTTGCTTTTGAACAAGTGGGTACTAACTGTGGATTGTTTGGTAAGAATGCTTGTATTGAGGTTGATGGTACAGCTTATTGGATGTCTGAGAATGGTTTCTTTACATACGATGGTCAGTTAAGATCACTACCTTGTCTTGTTGAAGACCACGTTTACGATGATATAAATGCTACATCTAGAGATCTTATTAATGCAGGATTAAATAATTTGTTTGGTGAGATAAACTGGTTTTATTGTACAGCAGGGTCCAATCAAATTAATAGAGTAGTTACATATAATTATTTAGATTCATCACCTAAACGTCCTATATGGACAACAGGAACTTTACCTAGAGCAGCGTGGCAGGATTCAGCTGTATTTGATAGACCACATGCAACATTTTATAATCCATCTGATAACGCATCAACCGATTGTACTGGAAACACTGATGGTAGCACTATATACTATAATCAGGAAACAGGGACCGATCAAATTAATGCTGGTGGTGTAACAACTGCTGTAATAGGTACTATTACTTCTGGTGATTTTGATATTACCCAACGTAGAAATACTACAGGACAGACTGTAGGAATGCCGGACATTAGAGGAGACGGTGAATATATTATGAGAATCAGTAGATTTATACCAGATTTTATTAGTCAGACAGGAAACACTTCTATTAAATTTAAAACAAGATTATATCCAAACAGTAGTGAAACCACTACTACGTTTACATGTAGCTCTTCTACGACTAAAAAAGATATAAGAGTAAGAGCTAGACAAATAGCATTAGAAGTCGCTAACACAACTACAAATGAAGATTGGAAACTAGGAACATTTAGATTAGATATACACCCAGGAGGAAGAAGGTAATGGCTACAGACCAAGAGATAAGAGACGCTGGTTTTAAATATATCCCTGAACAAAAATATTTACAGAGTCCTTTTCAGATACCTACGGACGATCCGGTGACTGACCAAGGTATTGTTGCAACCAATGCTTTTGCTGGAAGTGGTGGAAACGGTTTTAGTGTTTATAATGCAGACCCAAATACAATAACAAACATGAATCCTAACAGGTACGCTTTGCAAGATGCAAGATACGATAATGAACTATCTTATGTTGGAAAAACTTTACCTGGCGATTTAAGTCCTCTTTACAACACTAGCACTGCAGCAATGAAAAGTATGGAAATAAATCCAGATTACTATGGCATGGATACTATAGGTGATAGATTTGAACTTGATGAAAAAGGTCAACTTGTTATGGACAGTGAGGGTAATTATATAAGAAAAAATCAACCATCAAAAATATCAGAGCTTATTGGTAAAGGAATAGGTTTTATACCTGGTATAGGCACACTTTCAAAATTTGCAGATTTTGCATCAGGTTTATTGCCTGTAAACAGAAGAGCAATAATGGAGAACCAATTAGGTACTCAAGGTGTTATGGTAAATGATATTGGTCAAATTGTGGTAGGACCAGGTGGTAGCTATAATACACCTGAAGGAATTATGGCTGGATACAATGTAAGTAAAATGGACGATGAAACTTTTACTGATAGAATTGGTACAATAGAAAATACATTAAAAGATAAATATAACATGACTGATGCTGAGATAGCAGATGTAAAAGCAGGCAAATACAAAGGTGATGTAGATACTAATTTATTTGAAACAATTAGAAATATAGAAATAGCTAGAAAAAATTTTGGTAATGCTACCGGTGCAACGGACACAATTTTTAATATTAAGACAGATACTAAAACTAATAACCAAAATGATGGCAGTGGTAGCACTAATAACAATAAAGATAACGGTGGAAAAACTGGATCTGGTAATTTTTCTAATATAGATAACAGCGGAAAAGATTATGGTCCATATAGTGGTGGAGCTGGTGGTATACATAGTAATTATATGAATGGAGGACTAGCAAGTATTTTATAATGGCAAAAATTGTACAATCATTAACTAGAGCTGAACCAGAATACAATCAAACTAACTTACAATCTTTGATCAGGGACCTTGACGCAGTAATTACAAAATTAAATACTTCTTTTCAACAAGAAGTAAAACAGGAGATAGAAGCTAAAAGTTTCTTTTTAGAATAATGGCAGTAGTAAACCAATATAAATTTGTCGGTAAAGATAATGATACTACAGGTGGTGCATTAACTGTTTTTGCAGCAGGTGATCCTGGTGTAAACGAAACTATAATTATTAAATCTATTTTGGTGACTTCTGCTGGCACGCCAGTAGTGACGGTAACAAACAAAAGTATTACAGCTATCAAATCTAAAGCTTTAACAGCTAATGAAACTACAGAGCTTTTAACCCAACCTTTAATAGTAGAGGGTGGGTCATCTTTTACCATACAATCAAGCACTGCAGATTCATTTGATTTTGCAGTTAGTTATTTAAACATTAAAAAGGAGAAAATAGACTAATGAAAACAATAGTAGTAGATGATCATGAAATACCTGAATTAGATGCAGCCTCTGTAGAGACTACATATAGACATTTAAAGACAGGTGAGGTTTTTAAGGAAAGAAAAGACTGGGAAGCAAGGGGTTTTAAAAACGAAGAGATGGCACAGGACGTAAAAGTTATTATGCCTACACTTGATTTGTTCTCGAAAACCAAGTAAACATAGGAATTAAGGTAAAATTATGGCAATATCTAGAATGCAAGAACCTCAACAAATACAATCAGGAATAGGTTCCTTACAAGAACCTAGACAAGGTTATTTTGTAGGTAAACTTGTAAAGAAAGCTGGTCGTGCCTTAAAGAAAGTTGTTAAAAGTCCTTTAGGTAAAGCTGCACTAATTGGTGGATTAGGTATGTATGCTGGAGGTTTAGGTCCTTTCTCAGGTTTAAAAGGTGCAGGATTTTTAAGGGGCACTGGCGGTAGTTTACTAGGAAAACTTAGAGGTGGTGAAGGATTTTTAGGTGGACTTGGAAACATGTTTAGACATGATCCTAGTTTAGGAATTAAATCTAAGTTTAGTATGGGTAAAATGTTGATGGGTGGCCTAGGTGCTACAGCTCTTGCAGCTCCATTCTTAATGGGTGGCGATGATGAAGAAGAAATTGAAGAAGAAGTTTTTGATCCAAGATATCAAGTTCAAAGAGCTAAAAATTATTACAGCGGTGCAGGTGATGCAGGTGCTGGTTTAGATTTTATGCCACAGAAAAAATATGTTATGCAAAATTTTTACGCAGCTGACGGTGGTAGAGCTGGTTATGCAAATGGCATGATGGTCGAAGAAGATGACGAAGAAGAATACATTAGATCAGGTGCGGGCATGTCTAGAAGACAACCCCAAACATTTTTAAATATGGGTGGTGGCGCAGGTCAAGCTCAAGCAGAACAAATGCTTATGATGGAATATGTAAAATATAAAAACAAAGGTGGCACATTATCTTTTGAACAATTTGTAAAAGCAGTAATGCAAGAAGCTGCACCCGAAGGAGCAGGTATGGAACAACCAGTAGCCATGGCAGCTGATGGTGGATTAATGACTCAAGTGCCGGGTTATACAACTCCAGAAGGTTACAATAAATTTGACTACCCTAGTGGTGGAAAAGAAGTTAGAGTAGGTAAGCAAGAAGGTGGAATCATGGAAACTGAAGTATCAGAAGAAATAATGCCTTTACTTGATATGGATGGCAAAGAAAAAGATTATAGAAATACAGGTGGTTTTGTAGAGCTTGGTAGAAAAGAAAAAGCTGACGATGTGCCTGCTAGATTATCTAAAAATGAGTTTGTATTTACAGCAGATGCTGTTAG